GGGGGGTTTCGCGCCCATAAAGGGCTTTAGCGGACGTTTTAGGGGGTGTTTAGACCCTTACTTCTTACGTCCGAATTCAGGGGCTGACGGGTCTAGCCACTTCAGGACAGGTCCGAGGAACCCAGCGAGAGCTGCGGTGCCAAGGGTCTTGAGGTCTGTCTCTCCTGCCAGGTAGAGTGCGATAGCAGCAGCAGCTGCAGCACGGAACCAGGTCAGAGATACTTGCTTGAGTTGTTCCTTCATTAGTCCTCCTTTGGACTTGAGGGGTTGTCTTTGCGACGCTTGACTCTAACAAACTTGGACTTCAGGTGGAGCCATCTCTTGTTTTGACCCACCCAAGGGAACCAGTCGGAAGTGTCTTTGCCGTGCCCATCCTTGATGGATACGTGCAGGTGCTTCATATGTGGATTGCTACCCGTGTAGGCACGTGAGCCTTTCTCGGGTGACCAGATGACTCCTCGGAAGATGAGGTACTTGACCCGCTTATCCTTCTGGAGTTCCTTGAATACTTTGGCGCAGTCTGGACCCTTGAAGGGGTCGTGGGTTAGGTCTACGGCAAAGCCGGTGTTATGGTCCGAGTTAGGACTCTGGGCTATGTGAGCTTGGGACGGCAGGAGTCCATCGGATGCTTTCTCTCGCTTGCCCCACAGAGCTGTCGCTTGCCGGAGCAGTGCGATTGCAGCAGGTTGTGCTGTCCTTGCAACAGGTTTCATTCATTTCCTCAACGCTTCCTTGACTAGGTCTGTCAAAAACTCTACCTTCTCATCAAGCTGATTGACTTTGTCCCTAAGACTTGAACCGCCATTGGGCTTTAGTTCCGACAAGTAATGTTTAGTTAGATGCTTTACACCCATAGCAGAAGCTCCTACAAGGGTGGTTACGGATACGGCTAGTGCAGCCCAGTCAGCGGGAGTCATAGTTTTATACGGTCCTTATGGTGATGTCTAGGATTCCTCCGTAACCAGAGAACCCTCGGTCCGGTGGAGTCAGGCGGGTGAATGAGATTTGCTCGATGACGCACTGGCGGGATTCGCCTGTGGTCAGGTCTTGAAATGTGACTACGTCACCAGTCTCCTCAATGGTTTCTAGTTGAGCTAGTCTTTCAAAAGCCCTGCCTTCGTAACCGACGAGGACGTTGTATCTATCAGTCTCTACGTCGTAGCAGAAGACAGGGAATCTCATTACACGTTGGCGAGGCGTAGCAATCGTCGCCTTGATTTGGTAGCCCTTGAATACCGGACCCTTGCTGCTATCTGTACCATCACGATACAGAATGAACTTATAGGCAAGATATTCTTGCGAGTCGGGTGGTTGGTTTGTCGTCACTTCGACTGGTGGGACAGAAGCATCGTAGGAAATCAAGTCGTACTCTGTGCCATCTTTGTCGACAGTCTCAAGAGTCATAGACCCGTACTCAAAGTCACCACGCCCAAGGAGACGCTTGAAGTTCTTAGGTTCTAGCGTATTGAATCGTATGTATCCTGTGGTCAGATAACCTGATGTAATCTTATCGGTAGGATGTTGCAAATAACTATAGCCAGCAACACCAGTAAATCCGGTTGCAGATGTTGTAGCAACTGTTGCCGTTGTGGCTGTGTTATAAGTTAGGGTATTGGTATTGGCTGCTGTTACTGTGAATGGACCACCATCAAGGTTATTGTCTACACCGATAACATATAGTGATTCACCGATTGATATGCCGTGAGATACTGATGTTGTTAGAGTGGCTGCACTACCCGCTCTGGCTTTATTCGTAACTGCAAACTGATTTTTAGCTTCTGTGCAGTAAGCAAGTCTTTCTGTTTCACCAAGAAACGCACACGACGTGGTTTCTAAACCTGTTACTCCACCAAAGAAAATGTCATTGGCATAAGCAAATACCAGTGGTTCGGTTTGTGTACTCAAGTCGATGCGGATGAGACCAGGATTTCCAGCTACGCTAGTGGCACACCACACGAAGTGGTTTCTAGCAGCAAAGTCATAACAGGGCTGGGTTGTTTCTACGACTAAAGGACCATAAGAAATAGAACCATCTTGGTCATTGACTGTTGCAACTCGAATACCTTTGTTGGTACCAATCATCATATATCCAAGATAATAATAAATCTTATGGATAATCTCGCCTGTTGGCATCTCTGCTGCGGTTATTGCCTGGTTGAGGGTCGGCATTGTGCCGTTAGTGCTCAAGGTAAACTTATAGATATTAGACTGGATACCGCTGAATCCAGAGATGTAGATGGCTGGACCAGATGCTGTGATACTGGTAAAGATATGGTCAGAATCGCTGTGCGTGTACACGGCAGATGGAAGTGACGATGTATTGGATGATAGTTCGTATACCGAACTGTTGACGCACATAACAATACGCTCTTTGACATATTCCATAACGGCGTTCTGTACTGTCACGCTAGCAGCGGTGAACATAGAAGTGGCTGCTGACACAGAGGTGAGGTCAAGAGATTTCTTCAAGACCTCAAGTTTTCCACTGGGTCCAGTATCGTTAGTTACCCAAAAGGCTGTAGTACCGTCATCGCAGATAGCATAAACTTTATCATCAGCACCAGCATTGTAATCAATGAAGTGAGTCTCGGCTCCAGTTGAATCAATTTTATCTACATCATATCCATCGTGAAGAAGCACACCATCGTAGGTTGTACCGCTAGTAGTCCACTGAATAGAACGAAGCTGTTGGAAAGAACGTCCATTGGATTCTATTGGATGGGTAGTTACGTGAGCAGTTGTGGATGAACTAAGTAAAGTAACCTGTCCCTCGGTCCACACATCAACGCCTTGACTGTCGGCAAAGCGATAGGCACCCTCATTGGATACCAAAGCAGGGTCAAAAAAAGTAATCCCCGCTCCATTATGGAACGAGGATTGGCTTCTAATCCACCACCCGGTGAGGCTTTGCTCACCAGGTTCTGTCTGGTTATCGAACTGTTCTTTTCGGAAGGGGGCTGTTTGCCTAATGTAGGGATTGCCGTCGCTGATGGCGTAGATAAAGGGTTGCCCACCGATAGCTACATCATAGGCAATATCTGTGTTCTGCCAGATAGAAGTGTTAGATACAACACCGACGTCAACCGCGATAGCCCTGGTAGAGCGACCTTCGGTAATATCACGACCAGCCACTTATTCTCCTTGTTGTTGTTCTTTCATTTTATTCTTGAGATGCTCGTGTGCCCAATACAATGCGTAGTAGTCGAAATCAAGGCTGAATCGTTTCATATGCTTGACCAACGCTCCGGTGTGCAGGTGTAAGTCAACGCCCGACTCTTGAAGCTTGCGGAAGAAGATAATATCTTCTCCTACAAAATGGTCATCACTAGCCGAACCAGCCCTTTCGGTGAAGAAAGACTCGTTAGGAAACTTCTCTCGCATCTTTGGGATAATAGACTTGTGCATAAGAGTTAGACCAAAACCAGCAGAATCCACCTTGATTACTTGATTCTCTGGTAGTGGATGCACATATTGAATGTTGTATTCATCTACATTATGGAATGCTGCAGGGAATGGTTTCATTAGTGTTCCTTCATTCTCCTTGGAGATAAAGTAAACACCGGATACCACCGGACGAGCAATCTTATCTGCCGTCTTCCACAGCTTAGCCATAGTCTCAAGATTTAGTACAATGTCTGAGTCCACCCAGAGAAGCCAGTCGGTCTTCATCTTGTCTGCCCAGTGGTCGAAGAGCACCTGGCGTTGTCTGCCAATCTGGTTACCCTGTACTCGGATACTGGTGTGGATTGGCATACCATTGCCAGGACCTGCAATAACTGCAGCCATCAAGCCTTCGGTAAACTTGCCATCTGTTAGTCCGTTGTCGCACCAGCCGATAGCGACGGTTTCATTCTTTTGAATCATTTATGCCCCCAGTTGTTTGTCGAACTCAATCCACTTGGCAGTGATAGTCTCCCAAGAGAATGCCTCGTTGATATAGGAAACCTGTTCTTCAGGATTCCATTCCCCTTTATAAATCTTTTCTATAGCCTCTGTCAGCTTCTCGGCGAAGAGGTGTGAGTGCTCATTCGGGTCATCCATATAGTCATAGCTCAGACCGAACCCATTGGCGACCTCCGGTAGCGCACCCAGCTCAGGGTGGACCGTCAGGTTCCCTGCGCTCATCGACTCAGCCAGCGATAGGCAGAAGGTCTCGAGGTAGGTGGATGGGTAGGCAAAGATGTGTGCTTCCTCTACCGCCTCCATCAGGGTCCGCTTCGGGGTCTTCCAGTAGAACCTGACCCTTGGGTCGATGTACTTCTGGTCTCCCTCGAAGTGGAGGTCTGGGTTGTAGTCGTTGTAGAACTCCAACCGGAAGTCAGCGTCGACATACTTGAGCGAGTTCATCAGCACGTGCAAGCCTCGGTAAGCGCTTGAGGTGTTGATGAGCCTGACCTGCTTGACCTTCTCGAACTTCTCTGGCTTGTACTCCAAAGGGAAGATGGCATTCGGTATGACCACGAACTTGTCGAGTGGCAGGTTCAACTCGTCAGATGTCCAGAGCTTGTGCCACGTAGATGGCACGACTATCTTTGCTATCCGTTTGACGAACTCAGGGTTGCCCAGAATCTTTTCCACGTAGACTGGATTGAACTGAGCCTTCGTATTGTGGAGCCAGAGGATTACCTGGCGTCCATCCTTGATAACCTCTGGCACATCGAGTGATATGCCTGGAGCTACCATACAGAGGTAGTTCTCCATATTGACCATATGCGGTAGCACTAACTGCTCCCACGTACGAATCATATATTCGGTGCCACCGTAGACAGTCTTGTCGTACAGGAATGGCATTTCCATAGTGTCCCCCTATGTTCTTTACTCTTGTACTGCTACCCAGTTCTGGGCATCTTCATCCCAGGTGTACATTCCACCATCCGCCGGATGCGCGACAGGCGCTTCCCAGAGGCAGGACTCTTCATTCAAGAGCCAACTCGCAAACGGCTTCGGCGGGATGAACGCATCACGGGCTTCGTCAAAGGTGTAGCCGATGCCTGCGTAGTTCTTACGGAACGGCGTTCC